TACCAATCCCAAGGGTGATCATGCCATGCATAATCATCATCGCTTTTCATGAACTGGTGGAGGAACACATTGAATGGAATATCAGTGCGTTCACGCTTTACGCTGTCTGGAAATAGAATGTAGTATCTGTTCAGATAAGGCAGCTTGTCCTCACGATCATAAATCGTGAGCTTGCGACCCTTCTTTTCAAGATAATTCAAGAACCAATTAAACATTATGTAAATCTCACGCAACCTAGTTGAACAATTCTACCCTAGTGTTCTTTAATCAATCAACAATGATCTTTTTCTTTCCCATCGTGTACTTAGCCAGCAAAGTCCAGTTGGCTTTTTCTTTGTGTGGAATGATCTTGATCATGGACATCGGAACCCTTGGCTCCAAGATCTTTGTAGGATCCTTGACCCTCAACAGACCCCAATCACTTAGAAGATTGATGATTGTGTTTCTACGACCCTTGTCAGACTCTTCAAAGTTTGTTGGCTTGCCATCAAGCAGGAACATTTCTTTGAAGTGGACAATGTAGAACTTACCTCTCTTTTGGAGAATGTGGCAAGACTGATACAGTTTGTTTTCTTTATTTGAACTGACGCCAATTCTGGTCAAAGTTTCTTTGATCTTCAGAAAGTCATCTGACTTTATCAATTCAATTTCAACGAAATCATCTTCTACACCCATGGGGCACCATACCTAATTCATTATGTATGGATATTTATGATTTGCTGATGTTCTCCACTTCCTTCCTAATGTGTTCAAGCTGTTCTTCAGTCAACACATTCATGTACTCAAAGGCTTGCTTTTCACTGCAAGAGAAGTATTTGACAATGGCGATGATGTCACCATCCTTTTGATTCTTCTTGGGCCACTGGGCCCAACGCTTCTTTGGTCTGATGTTGCCCATCAGGTAGTTGTACTGCAGTCTGACAGGCAGGTGATAATTCCTGTTCATTTCCTGGGCCTGAAAGATACAATCATTCTGGAGACTCAAAGCTCTATTCACCATGAAAGATGAATAGGTCTTCTCATCCCTCTCATCAGCAAGCACATCGACCTTTGAGTGGAAGATGCTTGGTAAAATGTCTTTGAATAGATCCATTATGGAATCTGCTGGTCTAGCTTCAAATGTGGGCGAGGCAATCTATGCTCCTTCAGTTCCAACAACGCACTTAATAGATTCGTTGTCACCATACTCATGCTGCCTGGTTTTTCCAGATATTGGTAGATGTAGTTGCCAATCAGCAACTCAAGCTCAACATCAGTGATCGTGGCCGGACGGTTCGCAACCTGATTTGCAGGTCGAGTATCCAATCCGGTCTTGGTCTTAACTAAATTGTGGATGACAGAATGGATCTTTCCATCCTTCAATTCATAGCTCATTTCATCTCACATTCAAGAAGGATCTCAGTCAAGAAGGCAGCCAAGTTGACTTCCTTGTCCTGACAGAAAGCACTTTGATACATGTACTTTCCAGCCAACACAACCAAGATTGGTCCGCACTCAGGCTTCACAATCTCATTGATGTTGTCATAGATTTCACGCATGATCTTCTGATCATCGTTTCCAGCATTCTGACCAACCCAAGTTCTCATTGCACGGAAGTCTTTCTGCTTCAAGTATCCAATGAGTTCAGTGATATTGGTGTTGGCAGTTGCGGCTAGAATACCGACATCAATTTTACCTGATACGGAATATCGCTGCAGTTCACCCAATACACGACGGAAGTCAGGGAAATGCTTCTTGACCAGTTGGATGACCACCTTACGATCATATTCTACTCCCTCTTCCTTGAGGATTGCTTCAACCCTCGTCATAAAGACCTGAGCCAGCAAAGGCTTCTCATCAACTGGCAACTTGTAGTCAATTACCGCACAACGAGAATGAAGTGGATCAATCAACCTGTTCTTGTAGTTACAGGTGAACACGAATGAGCAGTTGCCTGCAAACTCTTCAATAACACCACGGAAAATGGCCTGAGCCTGTGGAGTTAGATAATCCGCCTCATCAATGATCACAACTTTGCGGCCACCAGTCAATGAGACTGATGATGCATAGTTTGTGATCTTGGTGCGCAGAACATCAACGCCATTCTCATTTGAACCGTTGATCATGATGTAATCCATACCAAGCTCTTGAACAAGAGCGATGATGGATGAGGTCTTACCAATACCAGCTGATCCTGAGATCAACAGGTTTGGCACTGTACCAGTTTCCCTGTAACCAATCAAGGTCTTCTTGATTTGCTCAGGCAAAATGCATTCTTCAACGCACTTCGGACGATACTTGCTAACCCACAAAATGTCTTGATTGATCATATTACCTTCAAAGTGAAAGCCTAGGATCCTAGGTTTAACCCAGTCATACCATGGGTTTTTGGGTCAAAGAACCTAGGATCCTAGGTTTTATTAGGCAGCCTTATCGCCGAAGCTGCTTGAACCCTGCTCAATTGCCACGTGGTAGGTGACATCAGGTGACTTGAAACGTGCGATTCCCTTTGCAGAGATTGACACATCATAGTCGCCTTCAATCAACTTGAGGTTTTCAACCTTCAACACAAACTTGAATGTGTCTTCAACATCAACACCCAAATCTAGGTCTGAGTCATCAACGACCTCACCCTTGACATCGGCAGCGGAAAGAACCAACTTGCCTTCCTTTGAAGAGATGACAACGTATGGGCACTTCAACACTGAACCCATCTTGTCAATCCAGCTGAAGTCAGCAACACTGAGCTTGAACTCAACATCAAAACCTGGGATGTTGATCTTCTTGTCAGGTGGGGAAGGAATCAACTTGGTTTCCGTGTAACGGACGCGAGTCTTTGAACGACCCTTCAAACCAATCAACTCCACAAAGCTCTCATTGAATGCTAGCTCTGGGTCATCATGTAGGGACAAAACTCCCAGCAACTTACCAAGATCGTAGATACCAAACTCACGATCAAAGGTTTCCTTGACTTCGGCTTCAGCCAAAATTGCCTTGTTGGTTGAAATGGTCCTCAAAACCTTTCCTGGCTTCACAACGATGCCTGGATTGATCTTTGAGAAGTTATCCAAAACTTCAAGGGTGCGTTCACTAAACTTCATTATGTAATCTCCTTAACATGTACAAACATTCTACCTGCAGTTTCTTAAATCAATCTGCTTTCTTCAACAAACTCTCTAACTCTTGCCTTCAAATCATCAAGCGTGCCATTGTTCTCAATCACGCAATTCATCGGTGTACCAACCCATTCCCACTCACTGATGTGAGGCAATTGTGCCAGTTCCTGAGCATCTAGAGGAATGTCATGGTAGTTTTGCTTGACTGCAAGGTGATACCAGCTCGGTTCAGGTCCTCTTTTGACTCTGATGATTCTTCCGTTGTATTTCCTGATGCGACTTATCTCGTTCCTGAACCTTGTGTCAGTGATGACATAGTCTTGATCTGGGATCAGGTTGTTGAACAATGCATCAGTCCAAAGGTTCTGACCAAACACAACTCGACCAGCCTCAGTTCCCATCTTCTGGAGTGCGGCACGAGGTGTTACATCCCAGCCAAGTGAGTTGGACCAAAACTGATCCTTGGTTTCCCTGAACACTCTTGACTCATCAGTGTCACCTTCAAGCAGGCTTCTTGGCCAGTTGAAAATGAGCGCAGTTGCATCCTTCAAAAGCTTTCCAAAGGAAACACTCTTGAATCCATATTCTTCAACAAGGATATTGCCAACGGTGTTTTTGCCGGAACCGATGAATCCGATTACCCCAACAATCACTTCGATGCCCTCTCCACGATGGTCTTCAAGTCTGGTGGAGTCCAACCATCAGGCTTGAGAATCTTTCCATCAGGACGACGAATTGGAACACCATCTGGACCAAGCTTTGCCATGTTGCTACGGTGAATTTCCTGCATGACTTCTTCAGCTGGCATACCAAATGTCAAGTTGGCACCCTGAACAACGTAGTCAAGATCACCAAGTGCATCAGCAACACCAACCAAATCTACCTTGGAAGCATCTGGGTGTGCTTCAATCCAAGTGACCTTGTTGGCATAGACAGTGAGGGTGACACCAAGTGCTTCACACAACTCACAAAGTTCTTCAGCGATTAGTGCAACTCGGAGTTTGCGATGTTGCTGGGTTCCAGCTGTTGGCTTGTCACTGATTGGGGCACT